TTATTAAAATCATAAATTGCACCATTTTGTAAAGTAGTAGCATTTGGTAATTTTATAGTTTGCCCACCACTACCGGTAACTAAATAAGAAGGTGTTGAATTTACAGTTAAAGTTATTAAAGTTGCAGAAGCAGCAACCGAAGTAAATCCCTCAAATATATTATTAACTTTTAAATTTTTAGTGTTTAAATCAACATCAGTACTTGCACCAGTATAAGGAACTAAAGCCGATAAATCTTGATCACCTGTATTAATACCGCTTGTATTACTTAATTTAGTAATTTCAGCACTTGTAATAAGTCTTTGTCCTGTAGCTAATAATGTAGTCAAACTACTTACAGCATTATCATAAGCAGTTTTTAATGCATCAGTTAAATCATTTTTAGTCAATGAATAACCTGTAACTTTATCTACTTTGTTTGTAATTAATAAACCTACAGCTGTTGCAAAATCTGAAATTGTAGCAGCTAATTGTGTACCTGTATGATTTGCTCTATTTTTTAAATTAGCATCAGTATCATTTGCTGTTGCTCCTGCTTGAATTCCTGAAAGTTTTATTTGTTCAGCAGTTGTATAATCATTTGTACTTAAACCTTTGCCTGTAACTTTATCTACTTTATTAGCTAAAGCAGGAACTGTTGGCAAATCAGCAGTACCGCCTAAATCATTAGTAAGTTTTAATATACCTTTTACGCTTGAAGTTGCATCATTAACTGTTGGTATATCATCTGTAGTAGCTATAGTTTTTGTTCCTGATTTGTTTGGAACTTCTAAAACTAAATTATTTGTTAAATTTGTATTTTTAAAATTTGCTTCTGCAATACCATTAAAAATACCAACTTCACCATTTGCACCAATAAAAGTATAAGCACCTGTAGTTTTATTTTCTGTACCTATATCAGATGGTTGAACTACACTATAATAATTTGCATCTTCTACAAAAATATCATTAGTAGTACGATTTCCTATATCAGTAACATCTTGTAAATTTTGTGTTGTTCCTGAATTAGTAACTTTATTAATATTAACTTGTACAACTTCTTCAGTAATGTTTAAAGTAACTTCTTCAGTAGTTTCATAAACATTTACATCAATAACTTCAGTAACTTGTGAAGATACTATATTGACAATATCATTGTCCTGTTGAACATTTATTGTTACGTTATCTGCCATTATCTTGTAATATCACAAAATATATTAAACATTCCTTTTACCCAAGTTTTTACAGTATTATCTGCAAAATGTATCTCAATATCGTAATAGTAATTATAAGCAGGTATGTCAATTATTTGTTTATTAATTTTAAATTTACCATTTACAGCATCTGTAATAGTTAATCCTGCAGAAGCTACAGAAGTTAAACTTAAACCAATCACACCGCCACATTCTTTGCGTAATTGCATTTTAACAATAGCACCAGTTAAGTTTACTGCAGTATTATTTATTTTAACTTCAAAGTTTACCGCTTCAAACGTATCACCTTTTATGTTTTGTAAATTTAAACTCATTTTTTTCTAATTTTTTTAAAAACTTTTCTAATTTAACCTCATTCTGCTTTTGAGAAATAAGATTCATTTTTCTAATTAAAGTACCCATCCTGTAAAACTTGCATCGTGGTCAGGGAACATATCCCCATTACTATTCAAATTGTATTCAGTGAATTTAGATTGATTGTAACTCATATAATCAATAAATCTTGTAGTGTAATGATTTGCAACGCTTCTTTCCTTTTCAACTAAATAATCAATTTCTGCTTTATCTACTGCAGTAGCACTTTCAGAAGTATGTTTGAAAACTCCTTTATTAGCTATCGTATATGCACTAAAAGGCAAAAACTCAACCATTGCCCAATGTATTAGCATAGGTTTAATATAATCGCTTAAAAGGTCTTTATACGTTTGAGTTAAAGTATTAGCTACTATTCCATCGTTAAACTTTTTAAATAATTTTGTACCTAAATAAGTTTGAATGTGTATATCTTGAGCAATAGCAATATATTGTAAGAATTTATCTGTATCGATATTTCCGTTTAAATTAGTAAACTTTACTAAATCATCTCTATTTATGAATAATGCTTTTGCCATTTTTATCCTTTATAATTTGGGTGATGTCCTCTATTTGGCATATCTATTGGTGCTATTTGTGCTTCACTCCATCCACTTGGATTTGGATTATAACCTGCAATAGATTGTACTTCTTCGCTTGAACTTAATGCTTTATCTACATAAGGTGTACCATCAGTTTTTGTTTTTAATCTATAAAGATTTTCATTCCAAACGTGACCACAGTTGACACCGCCCTTAAATTTAAATAAAGAATAATTCTGACCTTCGTGTCCGAATTCAATATTAACTCCTTGAAAACTTGCTTGGTCTATATCTTCTTTTCTGTAAACTACTCCATTTGCAGTTCTTTTTATCATTTGTTTACAAAAATCTCTTGAATTTCCACTTGAATACTTCTCAAAATATTCATAACGTACTTTATAATTTCCTTTATCTAATGAACTTTTTGCACTTGGTGAAGATTTTATAACTCCAGCAAATTTTTGTAGTATATTTTCTTTATTTTTTATTTTAGAATTTGCCCATTCATCAATAGAAATATTGCTATCTGAATATTCTCTTTTATCAACAAGCTCCCATTCATCATCTATACTTTCACCTTTTAATAATTCAAGTATATTATTTCCATCTTCATCAGTTAAATCTTTGCTTAAACAAGTATGTGAACTCATTTGTGTTGGTGTATCTAATGCTTTAGTTAATTCACCATCTATATCAAGCGGTTGAAGTTGTTTAAACGCTAAATCCAAGCTAATTTCATTAAAAGCTAACACTTTATCTAACCCATCACAAATTAACTCTTGAAATGGTCTAATAACCATATTTTCAAAAAGAATATAACTATTTTTTAACTCATCTGCATTAGCACTAAATCCTGTTGATGTTGCAATTCCAAAAAGTAAAGGACTTGTTACATTATGCGATAACATTATTTTAGCCAAACATTCATCGGATAAATATTTGTAATGTTCAGGTGCATCGTTTAATGGAATATCATCTACAGTAGTTTTTTTAGTTTCATCCGAATTAAATGCAACTATTACCTTTTTACCTTTGCTTCCTGTTAAAGTAGATTTAACTTTAGATTGAATAATAGATTGTTGTTCCTCTGTTGGAACTCCATTATTAAAATTAACTATTTTTGTACCTGAAAATCCGTTTTGAACTTCGTTAATCAAATAGTTAGATATTTCTTCTTCTAAAGCTGCGTAACTTACTCCACCAATATAATCAACATTAGAATAATACTTTTGACCTATTGTATAATTGCCCACCCGCAAAATCTCGAGTTTTTCTGTCTTACTTCCGTAGCCAAATAAAGAAATTCTTTTAGGTGGGAATTTCTTAATATCTTCCCAATTATCTGAATAATAAATCGCTTCTACAACTCCATCTTTATTACATTTTTCACTTCTAACTAAATTAGTAGGTAAATGTTCAACTCTTACAATCTTATCTTTCTTTTCATTGTAGATTAACTGCAGATTAAACTCACCTAATAATTTTAAATCCTTTGTTATTTTTCTAATAGTATCTTTAGAAAACAACATTTTCATTTGTGCAAACTCATTAGGTTTACGATTTGCATCGTTAGCAGTCAATCCTTTTCCATAAATAAGTTTAGTAATATTATTTATTACTGCATTATTTGTAGTACTTCCGTTATATCTGTCAATTAAAAACTGATAGTAATCATTATTATCACCAAAATCAACCCATTCATCACGTTTATTTTCAGTGATTTTAGGTGCTTGGTAATCTGCTAATTGTATAAAGTGTATATTACTCATAAATTACAAAATCATTCGTTGTATGGTTTGCTATATAGTCACCATTATTAATAGTATAATCTTTTATTTCTTGATTTGTACACATTATCTTATCTCGGTACAAAGGTACTCCATGAGCATCAAAACAATTAAATCTGTAAGTATGCCCATCAATTAGAAAACTAAATGTACTATTGATTTCTAACTGCATATAATAACGCTCACTTACTAAAGTAGGATTGTTTATTGTTGTTGAAGTGTTTTTTAATTCATCAATAAATACCATTGAAGCAATATCTTTACTTCTTGGCATAAATCTAAAATTTTGACTGTATGTGTAATCTTTTAAAATTATCATACTTATATAACGTAAAAGTTAGTATTTTGTTTCTAAAAAAAAACCTTACCGATTAAAGTAAGGTTTTAAAACAATTATGAAAACAACAATTATGAACCTGATACAACTGTAAATCCTGCAGTAGCTAATGATGTTCCAATGAAATTAGCAGGTACTCTTTCCATAGCTTTCAAGTCAAGTGTATATCCTGACATATCACCCATAGTAGCACCAGTTACAATAGTTCCACCTGTAACTTCCATTCCGTACTCTAAACCACATAAAAATAAATTTCCGTTATGATCCTCAACAATTACGTTTGGTCTACCATAAGATAATAATTTAATTTGTTTGTGGTCTACTGCAGTTAATTTTTTCAAAGTTAATTTTAAATTTTGCTCGAAAAAAGTAGTTCCATTTTCTCTGTTAGATGTTATAGTTTGGTCAAAACTATTTGTACCTTTCAATTCATATTTGTAGGCACTTAAAGAAGAACCTGTAACTGAATCAATAACATCTGTATTTGTTGCGTTATAAGTAACTCCTGTAATTTTACCGAAGTTTACAAAATAAACATTTTTTAATCCACCAACTGAATCTTTACAAGGTTCAATTCTACCTAATGAAATATCACAAGCCATAGTATTTTTTTTTAATGATTAATAATAAAAAAGGTGGCGTTTATTGCACCACCTTTAATTTAACTATTTTGCTATTAGTTAGCAGAGTTAGTAATTCCGTAAGTAGCAATATCTTCGATTGCAGCATATTGAACACCTGCAGCCATACGCATTACAATTCTTACATTGTTACTTCCATCTGTTTCTGACATATCAATTACTCTTACTTCTTGTAAATCAGAGTTTAAAGAACAACCAAAGAATAAATTTGATTTCAAAGTAGCAACTGCAGTATTAGCAGCTAAACCTTGTGCAACAAATATTTTGATACCATCAAAAGATAAACTTCCGTTGTTATACCATTGAGTACCCATTGCATTAGTACCATTAGCACCTAAACCTGAAGCACCAAATCCACCTAATGCTCTTACATATGCTTTAGCAATATTTTGAGAAACATAAATATACAAATCATCTTTTCCGTAAAGTGTAGCAGGAATAGCATCAACAAGTGAACCTAATTGTGCAACTACATTAGAAGAAGTAACAGTTGTTCCTGCAACTTCTTGAGCAGTAGGCAATCCTGCATCAGCAGCAATTTTAGTTACAAAACCATCAAATTGACCTGAAGTACCTGTAGCACCAGTCCAAATTGCAACCTCATTTTGAGCAGCAACTTTAGAAGCTACATAACCAATTAAGTATTCTTGAAAAGATGGTGGTAAAGTATCAAAAGATGAATAACCTTGCTCAATTCCTTGCCAAGTTGAGTGAAAAGTAGTTTTACAAAGTTGTAAATTTACTTGTAAATCTTTTACTTGCAATACTCTTTCAGTTAATGTAAGTGTAGAAGTAGCAGTAAAATCACAAGTTGCATCTTTCAAAATTCCATCAGTTGCAACTTTTTGAAGAACTTGTTTGTATTTTACGTTTGGTAAAATTTCAACTCCACCATTTTCAATAGTAGGTGAAGATAATAGAGCAGCAGCAACGTATTTCTTTGCAAACTCTCCAGCATAAGTAGTAGTTAAACTTGTAGTAGTAGCCATTTTTTAATTTTTAGTTTTTAATATTAATTTTTAGTTTTTAAATAATTTTGAGAATACAACATCTTCAGTTGTTCTTTCTCTTTTTGATGCAAATTGAAAAGAATCTTTTACAATTTCATTTTCAGGATTGTGATTGATTGGATTTGCAGCAGGTATATTACTTGCTAATTCAACTTTCAATCTTTCAATTTCTGCTTGTAATTCAGTAGTTTTTTCAACCATAGCAAAGAAAGTTTCTTTAGATACAGTTTCAACTACTTTTTTAGCAGTAGCTTCAGCCATTACAGGTTCTGTTGCCTCTGCTGCAGGATGATTCGTTTCAGGCATTGCTTCCTCTACTGCTTGTGGTGCAATAGATTTAATTATACCTTCAACTTCTACAACCAAAGCATCACCATTAGCCAATGTATATTCACCAACTGGCATAGGTACAACACCATCAGGAGTAACAATTCCTACTGAATAATCAGGAGTAAATTCCTCTGCTTCAATGGTGGTAACTCCATCCATTAAAGTTTGTTGAGCAAGTTTTACTTCCATAGAAAGTAATTGCTTAACATTGTTTAAAACATTTTTGTACATATTTAATTAATTTTAGTAATTACTC